TTCAAGTTCTGCTGTTACTTCCATAGCCACATTTAATGTGAATACACATCAAACTGGAACAATAACAAGTGGGACTGGTTCATCTGTGTATACTTCCACAGGTGGTAGCGGTGGTGGTGCTACATTTACAATAGCCATAGGATATAATTCTGAATTTAGTACTTTTTTTATTCAATCAATTGCTATTGCTGAACAAGGGTCAGAGTATCAAGTGGGGGATAACCTATCTGTTGCAGTTCATGGTGCTACTGTAACAATACCTGTTACTGCTATTGGGAGCAGTACGGCTAAGAAAATAAAGACTGGTAAAACAATTCAAAATGTAGTATTTAGAACAAAGGCAATGTTAGCAGATACTATTACTAGTTTGGGAAGAAATAATATTAATGCTGTTTTAGTTGATGATAACAAAGTGTCGGATAATAATACAAGTAATAGTTCCTTTGATGCTACCAAATGGGATACTGCATTTCCTAAAATGAAAAGACATACTTTAGATTTATTAACACCAACTGTGAATACTATTGATGGTAATTTAACTGGGGCAAATAGATATATTACCTTTGAAAAATCATTATATAAGAATAATAAACTTGAACCTATACTTAATAGTTCTCTAGATAGCCCTAAAAGCAGATTAACTAAAATGGCTAATATTACTGTTTCTGATAATAGTGGTATTCAACACCTTAAAATTATAGAAGGCGATGTGTTTAAATTAAGAAATACTTTACATAATGGCTCATTTATAAAAAAGGAAATAATTGGTAAAATTACTAAAACGGCATCTAACGCTTTAACGTTATATGATATTACAACAGAAATAGATTTAAAGCATATTTTATCATTAAATGATATTGTTGAAATAGATGGTTATTATTATGTAATACAGTCTGTAACTGCTAAAAATTCGAGCAATGACACTCAACAAACTTTCATAATAAAAGATTCTAAATTAACTACTGCTAATACTTGGTCAGGGCGTTCTAATTTAAATTCCAGTCCTGTAATAGAAATAATACAAAAAACAATGTATGTAATGCCATATAGTGGAGTATTAAATTATGATTTTGAATCCGATACCGAAGTAAAATTAAATTCCGCAGGGGTGTTTCAAACATTAACTATGGGTGGGGTGGCAGTAAATAAGAAAAACAGTAGGATGAATTTATCATCTTTAACCCCACTAATGTATAATAATCATTCTGTTGATATAGACTATTCTGATAGTAACAATAAATATGCAGTCTTAAAACAACCAGATAGAATTTTTTATCAGAAATCAACAACATCTCAAAGTTCGTTATATTACTACAGAGGGGCTTATTCTATTACAGATGAAATATTTAGTGCGAAAGTTGAAGGAATAAAGCCGGTGACGGCTGACGGGTTTACTAAGTTTAACATTTCAGGTAGGGACGACACCTCTAAGTTACTTGGTGGAACAATAACTAAAAATTTAACTCATCATTCAGATGTAATTAAAACATCTCTTCCTCCAATTTTAACTAATTATACTACTGTTACTAATGTGAATACTGTAACTATAACAGGTAAAATTGTGGATGTTCTAATGACTGCACCTCTTGAATTAGATACAACACAATTAAAAGTGTTTGATAAATACTGTTTATTGTTTAACAATACTGGAGATTTAATAGGAGAAATTGCTAGTACTGCTAAAAGTCAAGATACGGGGCCAGTTTTTACTTACAGAATAACATTAGCAGACCAAGCGTTTACTACTACTGAAAATAATACAATAAACTCATATAATCCATATGGGGCTGTACAAAATAATTATATTACTGGCACTAAAGCACTACAAAGTAATATTGAACATGCTTTAGGAGTTGGTGATTTTACATCTATTAGCGACAAAGGTCTTTCTTTCAAATCCGGCTTAGATGTTTCATATAATAATACCTTTTCATATTCTCCGTTGCAATTATCTTCAAACAGCAGCATATTACCTACCTCAACAGATTCTCAAATTTTTGGAGACACGCTTGGATATGATATTTCTTCTCCTAAGTCAATTTCAACAGATGATGCAGTCTTTGCTTTTACAATAGGTAATGAAAATGGGGTTACTGTAACGAAAAGTGATATAAGTGCGCTTAATTCTGAAATGTTTGATGTTATAAAAATAAATTCACAAGATTATACTACCCCAGTTTTAGAAATAGCCCCAGTATTTCCTATAGTTTTAGGTAGGATAGATTCTAATTCAGAAGATGATAGAGGTGATACTAAACTGTATTTAGTGAACACTAACATAGAGACTGGTGGATTTATTCATAGATTGAAGGATAAATTTGAAACTGGGGGGCATGTAGTCCCATCAGATACAATTAGATATTGGGATTTACAAAAAATAAAAGAAGGGGGGTTAGTAAGGACATACGATAGTATTTACAATATAGGAACTGAACCTCAAGGAATACAAGGATATGCTGTGGGGTATGGGATAAATGCAGGGGGAAATACAAAAACTGTAAGCACTACTCCTACTAATAAACCAAAAGCGGGAAGTAATACGTTAAAAGATTGGAATTATTTAACTACATTTTACCACAGTACTGCTCCTTTAATTACTAGTTATGCGGCAGGGTCAAATGAGGTTTCTAAACAAACAGATATTATGTATTCTGCTTTTGAACAGATAGACCCTAGAACAATACCTTATGAATTACTAGCAGTAGGAGATATATATCCATCATCTAAATTAAGACATAATAGTTTGTTTAATGCTAGCCATGATAAACCGTTTGAGAATTATGGAATAATATTAGAAAGTCCATCATCTAATGGGATGTATCAATTGAATAATACAGCCCATGAATTATATGATGGTAAAACAACTCAAACATTACAACGCGATACTAATTATGAAACTCAGCCAATAGTGTCAAGCAATATAACAACTAATAATATAAGAAGGTGGGGAGTTATACGGTTAGTGGAAGCAACATTTGATTGGCATTTTAACCCTATTGATTTTGATTCATTAAAACATTCTTCTCTAATTCCTTCAGTAAAACACTTTGATTATGTTATGATAACTCCTCCTTCCATTTTAAGCGGATATACTCTTTCTCAAACTTCTGGAAACTCAACAGGGACATTGGATGCTCAGTTAAGTATTGGGGATGTTGTTCACAAGATAGACGCTATTGGCACTATCTCTTCTGAAACCATTGCTGACCTAAGAATTGCAACTGACTTTCATTCAGGATATGTAGCAACTAAAAGAAGTTCTGGGCTTGATATAAATGAGAATTTACCAGATAGTACTACTGTGTTTGTATCCACACCTGCTAATAACATTTTAAAATTTGGTGGGAATGCTTATTCTTATGGGGTTGATAGGTTTAGACTTTTTAGTTCTAGTGATTTAACATTAGATAATTTAGATACATTTACTGATTCTGGACTTTACCACGATAGAATTTATGGACATAAAAATATTAGATTTCACAATGCTTGGTTATTACACCCACCAGTAAGCACAGGTTATTTTTCCCACCAGTTACTAAAACAAACCACATCGAGTGGTGATGAGGGGAATTTATACGACCCAATGAATGTTATTTTGCCATTAATAGCAGAGAATAAACCATTACCTACTCCCAATACAAATAAGAGGGATTGGAGATTTTCACCCTTTCATCAAATAGATGGGTGGGCTGATACTAATACTGCTACTTCAACATTGGGTGGGGATTCTAACATTGCTAAATTACATATGTCTAGAGTAGTGAGTGCTATGGTTAAAAAATCCTATTCATTTGGCCCCACTATTAATTATAGTGAAGTTGAATCTCTTGGTATTGGTCGAACACATGTGTATGATAATTGTATTGGGTTGTTCAAAGATTCCCAAATAACAAATCCCTCTTCAAGTAATACTAATTGGCCTACTAAAATTAGTCTAACTAGTTCACCTATGGGTTATTCTAACTATGGTACTACACCACAACTCCAATATGATACAGATACTCAATTCAACACCCACTCAAACATAACAGTATTGGGAACTACTAGTTATGGTACTGTCGATAGTGACCAACATTCTCCAGTAACTAGATTATTTAACTGGACTAATTCAGAAGTAACTTCATACGATACTGGAAGTGAAGTCTATTCAAGTGTATCCTATAGAGCATCTTTGTTAGGAACAAAAACTAAAGTTTATCCTTTTGATAAATTAGGAATAGGAAGTTATAGTGATAGAAACACTTTCAATATCCCAATCAGCGATAAAATATACCCATATCGAAGTCTAAATCATGCTACTGCTTCAACTTCT